CCCGCTACCATTCCAAGAGGATTGCCGGACGACAGGCCCTCCTCGCCACTCTTATAGAGTTCCGCAGAGGTTCGAGCTTGTTCTGCCAAGGACTTCTTAAAGTCCTCCATCCGAGGCAGGTAGGCCGGATAGTCTGTCGCGGGTGACTTATTAGCCTTGGGCTGTGGCTGCACCGGCAGGTCATAGTCCGTGGATATCGGTGGCGCGACCTCCTTGTGGGGGCTGATATAGACCTTCTTCAGGGCATTGAAATCCGGCGGAGTATCATCAACCTCGCCGCCCTCGGCCTTGCGGCCGTACTTGCGAACCGTATTCAAGGCAGACTTGATGGCCCCGCCAGCAGTATGCTTCTTGCCATACTTGTGGCCCGCATCGGCTGCGTGAAATTCCTTGGCCACTTTGACAGGAATTTTGGCCACCGATCCTGTAGGTTTCCACCCGTGGCTGATCGCTGACATTACCTTAGCTTGTTTGACGCTATGGGATGGCATCAGGCAGCCCTTATCATAGTAAGGCCGCCAATATAGGTTGGAGGCATGTTCTGGCTACCGCCACCGCCAGTATTATTTGCGGAGATACCAGTAACAGCGGTGTTGATAGTACCTGCGCCTGGAGATGCTGCCGATACTGCAAGGGCGCTTCTTACAACGGCGGATTGGTTGGCAGCGGCATTATGTACATGGGTGTGGCCGGGGTCAGTGATAGTATGGTTATGTTGCTGCATGGACTCATTACCCCCCGCAGCAAAACGGGTAGCGCCATTAATGCCACTGATAGCGGTGGTGATTCTGCTGGTGGTTTGGGTCAGTGTAAACCGGGATCGTCCCCGCGTATCCGGCAATGTGGTGCTGTCCAGAATGACAGCCAGCGCTGGATATGTGGTCGCCGAAAAGGTGCTGCCATCACAGTTCAAGTAGGGTGGAACTGTACAGCCTGAGACCCAAGCTGGAATGGATGAACCCGCATAATCCCAATATCGGCCGACGCGATGCAACGATTTGAAGACCATGTTGGTGCCGGTGTTGTTGACATCATGGAACTCACCAACAGGCGCACAAATTACCTGCCCGCCAGCGGCGGTCGTGGTCAATGTCACGGTAAAGGCACTCGATCCCGTGCATTGATTGAGAATTTCATAACCTTTCACGAATGATGTCGGAAAGGTGATGGTGACCGAGCCTGTCAAGGTCGAGTTGAAGATGATCGTCTTGCATTGATACTGCGACGAAGCCAAGATGACATTGGTATTATTGAGCGGAATGGTATTGATGCCGCCGAGAACACGGTCGAGGATCGTCCAATTAGAATCAACAGGCACATCCCACGTGCCCACCTGATCTCCAAAGGCCGGATTCTCAAGTTGAATATTGGGGGTGAAAACCGAAACCATCGACTTACCCTGTCCGGATCAAAGTAAGACCACCGACATACGCGGGCGGCATATTCTGGGAAGCACCAGCGCCGTTATTATTGATGCTGATACCGGTAACCGCAGCATTGATGGTCGCAGCGGCATTCACGATCATCCCTTCCGCTAGATTTACTAGTACTATACCACCATTTTGCACTTGAGCGTTATGAGTATGGGTATGACTGGGGTCAGTTACCCCGTGGTTATGTTGCTGCATAAGTTCATTGCCACCAGCGGCAAAACGGGTAGCGCCATTAATGCCACTGATAGCGGTGGTGATTCGGCTGGTAGTCTGGGTAAGTGTAGCACGAATGCGGCCTCGTGAATCCGGCAAGGTCGTTGTGCCGAGAAGATTCGCTAATTGTGGATAGGATGCTGAACTGAAAGTTGTGCCATCACAATTAAGATAAGGTTGTGGGGTAAAGCCCACATTGTTGGTGCCACAGGCCGTTATCCAATTAGGAACAGACGAGCCACCATAGTCCCAATATTCCCCGATATGGCCAAAGTTCCTGTATTGCAGATTGCCTAAGCCATCATTGGTGATGTTAATCATCTCGCCCGGTGGTGCGGCGATGAATAGACTGTTTGGCGTTGTGGTTGTCAGGGTTACCGTGAAAGCACTCGAGCCCGTACAGAGGTTTTGAATCTCGTAGCTTTTGATGAATGTGCTCGGAAAGGTGATCGATACACTGCCCGTCAGTGTCGAATTGAAGATAATTGTCTTATTGCGATACTGGTTAACCGACAAAACAACATTACTGTTGTTTAGTTGAATGGTCATGATGCCGCCGGTCACAAGGTCAAGGATTGTCGAATTGGAATTCCATGGTGTATCCCACACGCCTACGGCATCTCCGCGAGCAGGTTCTTCAAAACCGAGGTTCGGGGTAAAGGTTGAAACCATCAGGCAGCCCGGATCATAGTGACACCGCCGATATAGGCGGGTGACATATTCTGGGAAGCGCCGGTACCGGTGTTGTTAATGCTGATGCCGGTGACAGCCGAGTTGATGGTCGCAGCGGCGGTTGGAACGGCAACGTTTCCGGTGGTATTGGGCGAAGCACCGTTGTTATTTTGATTCAGGTTATGACTATGGGTATGTCCGGGGTCAGAGATGCCATGATTGTGTGATTGCATGGATTCATTGCCACCAGCCGCATATTTGGTATTGCCGTCAACGCCGCTGCCCGCAGTACTAATGCGACCCACTCCCTGACTCAACGTCCAGCGTCCCCGCCCCCTCGAATCCGGCAATGTGGTGGTACCCAGCATGATAGCCAGTTGCGGATAGGTTGCCGATGAGAACGCTGTTCCATCGCAATTAATGTAAGGCGGAACGGTGCATCCTGAAACCCAATTGGGAACAGATGACCCCGCATGATCCCAATAGTCTCCCAGATGATGGAGGGCCAAATAAGACATATTACTGCCATTGTTAATGACGCCAATGGTTTCACCCGGAGGCGCACAAATTACCTGCCCACCGGCAGCGGTGGTGGCCAGCGTGATCGTGAAGGCGCTGGTTCCGGTACAGAGATTTTGGATTTCATAGCTCTTAATGAAGGAGGTCGGGAAAGTAATGGTAATATTGGCAGTCAAGGTCGAGCTGAAGCTGAGGGTCTTGTTTTGAAATTGCGCAGTGGAAAGAACTCTTGACGAGCTACTCGCGGTGATTGACGTGATACCGCCCCAGCTCAGATCGAGCGTGGTCATGATGGCGTTAACCGGCGTGGCCCACGCATTGTTCTGATCCCCTCGGGCGGGCTCTTCAAATTGAACATTGGGCGTAAACGTCGAAACCATTTCTTAACCTATGGATTAAATGCCGGTATCTTAAGGGTTACGCCGGAAGTGGAAACGATCGTAATAAAGGTAGTCGGTTGAGACGAGTTAAAACTTATTGCTCCAGTTGTCGCTGAGGTTGAAGTTCCCGTCACTTGCGGAAACGACAATGATATCGACTTGGCAATCGAGCCAAGGGCGACAACACCATTTTGCAGTACTGCAAAGATATCGGTTAACGAACCTGCCATTAGCGCCTTCCTGCGGGTGCCCAGCGGTAGCGGATTCGCCCCAGACGGAAGAATTCATTATTGGCACTGGCCACCTGCACCGCCATTAACCTACCACGGATACGAACGTTAAGAAACTCAGTGGCTTGGGTGACGGTATAGGGACCATAAGAGATCGGAGTGTCGCCGGGATAATTGACGCTGTAGAACGTCAGATTCATCTGAGCGTCCTGCAACCCAGACTTTAAACCCCAGATGAAATCCGGAATAATCACATCGACAAAGGCAAAATCATTGCCCTCGGTAATAGACCACCATCCAGTCCGAAAGGAGGGAGCAGATGCGCCGGGTTGAATAACCCCGGTTTCGTGTTGGAAGAATGATCCCGACGTATCGCAGCCGATGGGCATTCCAAGCACGGACACATCGGTCCATGCGGTTCGTTCCATCAGGCCATAATCCCATTCAGCACCACCACCAGTGTCGAAGGTCACCTTAACATAAGCGTTATTCTCACCCTGACCGCCAGAGATCGAGGGATAGAACCATATGATTTCATTGAAGGCCGAGTTGACCGCGCACCTGATCTTGGTCTGATTGGCAGTGTCCAGATTCTGAAAGATTTGATCCCAGACGGTACAAGGAAGCGGCACCACACCACTCGGTCCCATGGTGTAAAAGTTATTGGTGCCGCACCAATAGAAATTACCGCCCAGAATGCCAGCCGCATGGGGACCTATCCAGCCACACCCCGTGCCGACGCGAGTGAAATTAAAGATATCAACGCCGCCAATATACTGCATGATCCATGCATCAATATCGGTCGAGATCATGGCATAGGTCGGTCCCTGCATCCCCCCAACGATGATGGAGCCGGTCGAGATCGTGAAGGAACCCGCTGGTCGAGATCGTGAAGGAACCCGCTGTGGTCTGGTTGCTGACGGTC